ATGTTAGACTCTCATTACGCAGGTGATCGTGAGCTATTGCTCCTAGCAATTAGAAAGGCCACTTTTGGTTCTGATGTTAAATTAGGACCTGGAGAATGCCCTAGCTGTGGAGTAGAGCAAGTTTTTGAAATAGACTTATCTAAAGATGTGCCCCTTAAAAAACTTGATGGGGACCACACATTTACGGTTAAGTGCAAGGTTGGAGAAGTGGTAGTGAGCCTTCCTACAGGAAGTACTCAAAAAGCTATCGTAACGGCTACCAACAAAACTTCAGCAGAATTGGATACAATTCTCTTGAAAAACTGTATTGAATCTATCAACGATGTTCCAGTTCTTAGTATGGATGATGTTAGAAAACTAAGTCTTAAGGACCGTAGAGACATTCTTGAAGAAATTACAAACCGCAACCCAGGCCCACAACTCAGTCAAATTAAAATCCCATGTCAGTCTTGCGGCACGGAGGTACCGCTTCCGCTAACTTTAGCGGAGTTGTTTCGTTAACGAGGTTGACTACGACCTACTTATGGATATGCAGGACTTATTAGTCCAGAACTATCCAGGGTGGACACTAACTGAAGTACGTAATCTAAGTATTAGAGAGCGTATAAATTGGCTAGATAGAGCTACGGCTAGAATAAGGCGGTGATGTAAATGGCAAGTGCATTCGGAAATATGGAAAGTCCTTCCGATGCTGAGTCTACCTCGTTTGCATCTATGGGTAGTGACGTTGAGTTTGAAGGAATGCCTAAAGGCTTTATTAAGTATTTTAAGGAAGCTAAAAAACTTGTAGATCAAATGGTTGATGAATGGTCTAAGGCCATTAAAGATACCGAAGCTGCTACAAGTAAGATGGGGGCTAATAGACCAGGCGCTGGGCGCCTTGGTCTTGGTTCCTTTACCCGTGCTGAAAAAGTTGGAATGGGTATTGGCGTAGCCGCATTTGGTGGAAGCACCTATATGGGTGTAGCACCTAACACAATGGCTGCAGTAACACAACGCATGGGCTCAGATACTTATGCAGGCCTTAGTGGCATGTCTTCACGCCAAGCAATTATGCAGGCTAACCAACAGGTACGTGGTGGAGCAACAAGCGCTATGGGTCCAACCATGGCCGCAATGAATTTAATGTATCAAGGTGGCTACACAGCTAGCTCACTAAGTTCTAAAAATATCATGGGACAAATTGGCGGACTAAGCGCCATGTCCGGTATGAGTAATGAGATGGCAGCCTCAAGTATGGCTGGCATGAACGGTATGAGTTTTCTTCGTGCCGGTATTCAAATTCGTGACCGTCAGGGTAATTTAAAACCACCTAACACAATTATTAATGATGTATACAGCTTCTTGTATCGTGGTCAGAAGATTACAAAAGAACAGGCAGCTCTTGTATTAAACCCTGGAAGTAAGGGTTACGCAACCATTCAGCAGATCACTGGTGGCGATGCTCAGTTAATGCAGATGATCCAATCAGGTATTCTTGCACGTGCTTCTAATGGTAAGCCTCTTACATCCTCTCAAATGAAGGATCCTAATAAGATTCTTAACGCTATGGGTGTAGATCAAAGCTCCCCGATTCGTTCTAATTTTAGATTTAACTCTAGTGAAAATAGAAAACTTGAGTCAACTGAACAAGGTTTAGTTGGGGGATACAACGTATCTCTTCGCACCACTGCATCTCTTAATGATGCCTACAGTGCTATGGCAGATGTTCTTGGCCCAGTAAATGATGGGCTTATGACTCTTAAAGGAATTTTACAAACACTTCCTAACGCCGGAAATATGGGCGGAGCTATTGCTGGATTTACCAGCGCATTAGGCGGTGCCCTTTCAGCTCTTGTACAATTTGCAGTGGTAACTAGATTACTTGGTGGGGCTGGCGGTGTAGCCGGACTTCTTGGTAAGGGTGCAGGATTAGCTACCGGAGCAGCGGCTCTTGGAGCGGGTGCTATCGCAGGTTTAGGGGCAGGCGCTGTTGGTTACGGTACAGGTAAGGCTGGAAAAGCAGTTGGAAATAAAGTTGGAGCGTCTAACACAACAACCCGTGTTGGAAGCACGCTTGCTGGTGCAGGCGCTGGTGCAGCAACAGGTGCTGCGTTAGGTCTTCTTGGAGGTCCTCTTGCGCCCCTTACCTCTCCTGTGGGTGCCGTTATCGGTACTGTCGTTGGAGGTCTTGGTGGATTCTTTGGTTCAGGTGGTCCACACGATCACGGTAACTTTGGTGTAGGCGGGCCTAATGAGAACGCTGCTCCAACCCCATATGCAAGCCCTGTTCCAAAAGCAACACCGATTACTTCTCCGTTTGGCCCAAGAGATAATTCTACAAATCCACAAATTTCTTCTAACCATAAAGGTATAGACTTTGGTACGCCTTCAGGCACTGCACTAACAGCTGTTACAGAAGGTGTTATTACTAGAATAGGTAATGAGGCTAAGGGCTATGGACAGTGGATTGAAGTAACTCACGAAGATGGTACTGCATCTCGCTATGCACACATGTCACAAATTAACGTATCTCGAGGACAAAAAGTTACAGCAGGTCAAGTACTTGGTAGATCTGGAGGAAAGAAGGGTCAGGTAGGTGCGGGTAATTCTACCGGTGCACACCTTCACTTTGAAATTCTTGATGAAAAAGGTGTTAAGGTTGATCCAGCACCATACTTAAGTGGTGCTCCTGCATCCCCTATAAATGGAAATATGACTGCTTCTGCAGTAGCTGGTCCTAAAGCAATTGGCTCAGACTCTATGTGGGCAGCTAAAAAAGCTACTAACAAAGGTAACTTTAAAGGTAAAACTACAGCACAACTTTCAAGCCCTGTTTTAACTACCTCATTAAGTACCGCAGGATTTAATGAAGATGTTGGTGGTCCTTCAGGAGCAATGAATATTGGCGTAGCTGGTTCATCTAGTGACTCTAAAAATGTTGTTATTAATCTACAGATGAAGGTAAACATTGCTCAAGGTAGTGTCCAAGAAGCAGATCGTCTAGTAAGATTAGTTGGTAAGAAGCTTACTGATAGTAACGTACTTAAGCAGATTGGAAGTTCTCTTTAATGGCTACCTATTACTATGCAAACGTTAAGAGATATCAAGACGAAGAAGGTGCTCTTCAAGCTCAATATATAATGAGTAACTCACGTATTACTGCTGCTAACCATAAAACAAATACTAAGTATTATGTTTATTACTTAATTGAGGTATACGCCACTACTATTAGTAACTTTGCTACTTGGGTAGCTACTGGATCTGATGGAACTTTTGACGGCAAGCTTGTATCTCCTAACTCAGGTACTAATGAAAACAACGGATTAGCTGCAGGTTTAACTACAAGCACTACTGCTAGCGCAAACACTAGTGCTGCTCAAGTTGGCTTTGTTACACAAGGTGCGCTTACAAATGATAACGGACGTTTAAAAGTTAGCTTTAGTCGTAAGGGTGGGGCTACAAACGCAACAGTAATTGCCACACCTACAGTATCAATTCAATGGAAAAGCGATGCTAGCCCAAACTGGACAAAGATAGCTGATAACAGAATAAATTGGGGAACCCCAAGTAACGTTGTACCTAGTATTACTTGGACAACAGTTGTTACTGCACCTGTATTTCCTTTAGTAGCTATTCAAGCAGTGATAAAAGGTCTGTACGGAGATACTCCTCAGATGCAAAAAAACACTATTTTAGCTGATAATCAAATTCAAATTTTAACAAACTACACCTGGGATAAATGTACCTCGTTATGGAACTTTGTTGTAAATTACAAAACTAAACAGTATGGTGGCAAAGGTTATCAAGCACACTGGACTTGTACAAAAAATGGAGATTTTTGTCATCAAGATTCTCCAGAACCAAGCGCAAATGATTTATCTACAAAAACAAAGCTAGATGCTTGGACTAAAAAATATGTAACTAAGCCAATGATTGATGCTAAATCAAATGCGGCTTGTGGAGACAAATCCAGCGGTAAGGGTTTAAAAGACATTACTACTGTAACTCCTCCTGCCGGAACTACTAGGTGGAACCCACCTCCTCACCGTGATGCAAGAAGCATTTCTTACGGTGAAAGAGTTAAGCATCCAAATAATGATACGTTTAAGGCACCACTAACAGCTTTTGGAGAAAAAGAACGTGGAAGAATCTATCAAGATGCAAACAGCGCGGCTGTTTTAAATAAAAGCGCCCAAGGTTTAAAGGATGCAGTTGCAGCTAAAATTGCAGTTAATCAATGGGGCTACAGATTTATGTACAACCCAACTACGTTTGGATACAGTAGTTCTTCTAATAACTCTGTAGACTGGACCTTGGGATCAAGTGATCCTGCTACATTGTTGGCTGGTAACTCTAGCGTTTCTTTTGAAGTATATATTAATCGTATTCCAGATTTAAAATATCTTCGTTTAACAAACCCTAAAGTATCTCAAAAAGCTGTTTACGGAAGAGACCTAACCTCTGAAGAAGTAGATGGTATTTTAAATCGCGGTACAGAATACGATATTGAATTTCTATATAGAGTGTTAAATGGTGACCCTCTATCAAAATCTTTGTTGTTAAAATATAACGGTGTAACTGCAGATTTTGGATACACTACTGGTGTTCCTTGCTGGTTGGTACTAAATGAGAACTTACGATATTATGGTTCTGTTGCAAGTTTTCAAGTAAATCATGCCATGTTTGATTTAAATATGGTACCGATGCTTACTACAGTAAGTATCACATTTGCTCGTTACCCAGCTCTTTGGAATCAAACAGATACTTTTGGAACCGGTGTTTCTTTAGCAAATACTAAGGAATACTTAATTAATACTGGAAAGGCAAAATAATGATAGAAAGAGTTTCTAGATACTACAACGGTTCTTTAACTCAAACTCCAGATAAATATACTGGGGAGTATCTTATTTCTGTATTCAGACGTTTTTCTGATAGCCAAGAAATTAACTACATTACGTACACCTGGAAAGCAGGAGATAGCTTGTCTAATCTTTCTGAAGTGTTTGGTGTAGGATCTAAGTATTGGTGGGAAATTATGGAAATTAATCCAGAAATTCAAGACCCATTTGATATACCAGAAGGTACTATTTTAAGGGTTCCTTATGGCAACTAATACACAGACGCCTGCACAGAAAAATTTTGTATGGAACTCTAATGCAAAAGATAGCGACTTTGAAGCGTCATTTCCTAAAGCCCCTGACATGGAGCTTATTTTAGTTGGTGCCGAACTCCATCAAGATCCTGATGAACATGATCGTCTAGTTCTTCATTATAAAGGAAAACCTGCTAATAGACAAAATGCCACTGTGTCAGGCGACCCTGTAATTTTTACATACCGCTCAGGAAAACTTAAGTCTACTTGGAATGGGTACATTCATCATGTGCGTCAGGACCATTCTCAACAAGGTGGAAACACAGATATTGTATGCGTAGGGGCTTCTTGGGTTTTAAAAAATACCGATCAAAAAGTCTATAAAGATGTTACAGCAGATCAAGTTATTACTAAGATTGCTAAGAAGCATAGTATGGCTGCTGTTACACAAAGAGATCCTAGAGTACGTGCTCAGGTATCTCAATCAGGTCAAAGTGATTGGCAGCTATGTAGAAGCTTAGCTAAACAGACTGGGTTTGCCTTGTTAGCTGAGAACACAACAATTATTTTTGTTTCTAAAGATAAGATTTATCAAAGTAAGAAAAAGTCTGCACCTTATTTTAGCTATGTTGATGATGAGGTTGGGGGAGTAGTTCCTGCATCTCTTCGTATGACTGGGACTATTATTTCTTTTGAGCCAATAATTTCTGACCAGGCACCAGAAAATGGGGCACGTATTGACCGAGTTGTAAGCGGAATTAATAATAATACTGGGGCAGTTGTTAAGGCTACTCATGCTCACACCAAACCTACAGTAGGAAACTCTGGTGTAGTTATACCAAACAAGGCATACTTTGCAGGAAAGTTGAATGTCTAATGGGTAATTTTTCAACTAATAAATCTGATGGTAAACAAACTGCGGTATTTAAAAAACATCATCCTCATGAAGTTATTAAAGACTTAACTAGCTCTAAGCATATAGCTCAATCCTATAATCAAGCTAATAAGTATCAACACAGGGCAAAAGTTACTATAGTAGGTCACGCTACTCTTCGTCCTTACGACCCTATATATTTAGACGGGCTTCCAAATGGTATGTCTGGTTATTGGACTGTTCTTTCAATAGAGCATGTTTTTGGTGGCCGTGTAGCAAAATACCTAATGACTATTGAAGTAGGTACAGATGTTATTGGGGACATAGATTCAACGGCTAAAGATAGATCTGATACTAGAGATGTGCAAAGCGATTTTGCTGGCCAGTCTTTAACTACTGCCCCTGCTAAACTTACAGAATACAACCTATCTCCTAACTCTTCTAATCTTAATCCAACTTTTGGGGTTACCGCTAAAACAGCTATTCAAAACCTCTCTAAGGTTTCTGTTCCAAAAGTAGCTGGTTCTACTCCTTTTAAAGATTTATCGCCAAATGTGGCTGGTATAAAAAAGACGGTACAATGGTCTTCTACTAGTAGCGGAAAGGTATTAAGATGAGTAACGAATCTGAGTACATGATGGATCCACAAG